GAAGTCCGCTCCCAGTTCCATTCAAGCAACTGGGCAAAGCGTGTTCTCCCTCTTAAGTCCAATAAGTAATTGAACCCGTTTTGGTTGATGCTGTCGAGACAGTGTCGCCTTTTCTGGCCGACACGACAGCTTGAAACAGTTTCCTTCCGTCAACAACCTTGCGGCCCCTGTAATACCGGGGCTTCCTGTATCCTATTTTGTTCCAGGACAAGGACCCTTTTGGCAATACACGTGGTAATGTGTGTATTGACGGTGGCAGATACTTCGCATGCCACAACCCATGTTCTTCCGGTTCGTCGTTGTACCCTTGAAGCGCAAGCCAGTAATACGGCTCTGTGGTTTTAACCACACGCTTCTTTGGTGTTACAGTCAGTAAATCGAACTGAAACCACCGAGTACCACGGGTGAATCGGACAACAATGGGTGAAAAGGGTAAGAGGTTGTAAGACAATGGTAGATCATTCCATGATTTAACTCTCAAGCCGGACGAATCCGGAAAGGAAGGTGGCACGCGTAAAATCCCGTGCGAAACCATGGCGAGCTCGGACAGCAGCCATTTGATGGTGTCCCTTATTTCAAGGGGATCCCATCTAGCTACTAACCCATTGTACACCTGATAAAGATGAGCTTCATATCTGACTCGCGTCAGTAATTTTCGCTCACCCTTCATCATGTACGGTCGGACGTCACACCCACGGTAAAAGTCGCTACCGCAGGACTCTCTGAAAGGGTAACTTACGAAGGTCTTATCAGTATTCAGAATCAAATGCAGCTGCGGAAACACATTGCAGACGTACTTGTGAATACTGGAGGGGTAAATTAAATCATCCCCATAAACCGAGTAAATTCCCTTCGTGTGCGAGAGCTCTCCTATTGCCTTAATCAGGCAATAGAAAATGAGTGTCTCAACAGGAAAAGTGGCCCCATTACCCATTGGTAGTACAGAACATGTAGAGATAGAACGACCGTCGCGCAAATTCAATTGCCGAACGAAAGTTTTCCTCACTGCTCTATACCATGGTCTTGGGAGAATGCGATTCAACAGCTCAGACGTTATACTGTCAGAAGCGGCTGATAGATCAGCTGTTGCATGTCTGCAATTAACTGAGAAGCTCTTAACGAGCGCCCTATGAATATCCTGTAGTTTGGATATGTCTAGTCCAGCATCCTTCAATCGGCTTTGTACAACTCGGCCAATACCATAGGAGAAAAATAACCCTATAAGCGTCAGCGGTGTAATAAGCCTGTACACCTTCCATGTTTTGGGGACTTCAACCAACATTAGACTTTTGAACCGCAGTCTCTCTTTATCGACGTTTTTGACGACGTCCTTCACAATCCGTTTAAGGATATGATCTCCAGGTAACACCTGGTCAAAGAAAAACTTAGCAGTATCTCTAGTCGCCGTGAATGCCTTTTTCACTGACAATTTAATGTCAATGTATGCAAGGCTTAGAGGGCACCCAATCGACGACTTCCTACCAAAACGCGCGTTTGTGATGACGTCATCACCCGGGAATTCACCCAGGATCCTGCGGCAAATTTTTCTTGCACGCTGCACTACCGCATAACCTGTAAGTTTCAGGTCCATCGGTTTGTGCAGTCGTAGCTGATCGTCAATGAACTTATTAATAGTTCTCTCCGACAGCTCACAGTCTGTGTACGCATCATTGCTGAATCGGTACTTCTTCAGTACATGCTCCATCTGCTTCGTGCGTTTAAACCTTGCTTTGCTAATGAAACCTAATTCTTTCTCAGGAAGAGATCGAAACTTGGTCACACTGGTAAACAAAGCCTCAACATTTGAAGCGTAGAAATCACGTCCCTCAGAAGCTTGGAAGTCTCTGGCGAGATTGCTGTAAACATTAATAGCAACATTATCAGTATCATACTGATGCTGATTACTCGCCTTGCTGCTCTTTTCAATCTTTTGCATGAAGTTCTCCAGTGCAAAGGGTTACTGGCATAAAACAACCAGGCAACGAAACCAATCAGGTGCTGAAGCAATATCAGCACCAACACAATAGCGTTAAACAAACCGCTAGGCTAAAGAGCCATTCTTGTGAAAACTGGTCAGATCCGCATCGGTGAATACCTGTGCAGCGAGATAGAGTATGTTATCTATCTCAGCATCGGTCGTCTCCGGGTGAATCTCGATCTCGTGGCGTGACAAATTAAAAACAGTTGTCCCGTCAGCAATGATCTTAGGAGTAATGATAGTGTACCATCGTTTCCCCTTCGTGTAAGTCCCGTCAGATTGACGAGCAGGATTGCGGGTCCGCAGTGACATGTTGGTGCGAATAAGAAAATTCGGCTCACCAGCATCTGCGAGATGCACTCCATTCTTCACTTCTACGCCATCGCTTGATAAAGCCATGGCAGTACCACCAGTAACACTACCGGCAGTTGCATCTTTCAACAAGCTCATATTTGCTATGGACATGTTAAAATCTCCTTTTGTGGAACCACGTTTTAATCGATTTTTTGTCGATGCGGCTCCAAATTAGTGCGACAGAATCAATGGCCTTAAATAGGTCAAGGGTTCTGCCCCAAGTAAAGTGTGGCAAGTACTCGAGGTCAACATTGACTTTGCGATCATAAGATTCAGTAAGGGAGGCATTTTTCTGTCCTTCCTCGCTGCTTAGGGCCCCTTCGATTTCTCTCCAGGGTGTAACCGGGTTTTCAAACCGGATACTCAAGTCATTCAATGTAACCTTTCGTTGATGGCCGAAACCAGAAGTATTCCCGAGTATGTTTATCCCGGGTTTAATTCTTAAAGTCGCGAGCCAAGGTCCTATGGTAAAGAACCAATCCCACACAAATGAGCAACCTGTTAATTCCCAGGCTACTTCCGGTAGAAACCGGGGTGTCAAACCCAGTGTGTCAAGCACGCTATCAGGTGAAACTTGCGTATACTGCACGCTAGCAACAGATGTATAGACGTCTTCTACGGTTGCAGAACATCGCATGCCACAATCGGCAATTCCGAAGTAGGGCTTCACGGTAGTTTTATCCGTGAAAGTAAGCCTCGATCTTCGACTCCTAATTTTCTTAGGGTCTAGGATACTCCGTTGTTCTGCATTGACACGTTCAATAATCTCCTGGATGAGCATATACATAGGGCGGATGCCATATCTTAGCTCAAGCCACGTATCGGACATAGTTTCCAAACTGGCATAACCTGTCCGTCCCAAGAGTAACGCAACATCACGTCTGTCCTTCTGAGCAAGTGCTCTGAGAAGGCGTAAGTTGCGCGCTCTGTCATCTAAAAGAAATTTCTTTAGATTCTTTAAGGGACTACGTAACATATTGATGGTCTCTTTGTATTCACCAAGAGCCTCACCAAGATCCAAGTCCGAAGATCTTATCTTGCCATAGACTTTCTGTAGAGAAAGCTGGCTAAGATCTTCCGAAGTACGGGGTGGCACCATTAAGCTTGATTGTTCTAAAGCCCATGTGCGCCAACCTTCCCCCGCCACAAACGGAAATAGCCTGAAAGTACTACCGTAACCGGTAGGTTTCATGACTAAAGCCGAGTCTGGCAAATAATACCAGGGGAGTCCAGTTATGTAGCTTGGTGGCCAGCCGCTGACAGTCATAGCGGGCTTGGTCCCAATAGCATACATTAACTGAACACTACCACTCGCTACAGAGTAAGGATTCACTCTGTAGATACCGGGTTGAAAAGACCCAGTATCGACTGACTCTTTATACTTCTGACACGTTACAGCACGGGGATATGGGCCACTTATCTTTCTGTACATAAGATAGCGCCCTTCAATCGTATAACCGATTGTCCCTATGTAAAACGATGCAGATGCTAAAGTTTCGGTCATGATAGCTCCGTATTTAGATTAATGCGGATACCTTAGTCCTGGACAATCCAG